ACAAAACGTTGATTTCCAATATCTTGATTCAGAAATTGGATTTGATTTTTATTAGGATAGAGTCTAATTTGATGTCTAATGTAGTTCTGTTGATTCATAAACTATTTAGTCTATCTAAATAGTTTAGATGATTTCTACCGCTTTGTGGTATTATGCGGAGAATAAATAAATATATTATAAAAATTATAAAAAGAGAGAAGGAACTTGAAAATATTAGGTTGGAAGATATTTGATAAAAGAAAAGAAGATGATCTTAAAAAGATTGAGGCATTAGTTCCATCAGAAGCAGATGCCGGTGCTGTTGTTATTGGTGGGGGTGCTATTTCATCAGTTTATTCTTTTGATCAAACTATTAAAAATCAAATTGATCTTTTAGAAAAATATCGTGGATTGACTTATATTCCAGAAGTTGATTTTGCGATTGAAGAAATTGTCAACGAAGCCATTGTTTCAACTGAAAATGAAGCAGTTTGTCATTTGGTATTAGATAATTTCCCAGCATCGGAAACATTTAAGAAAAAAATTGTCGATGAATTTGATTATATTTTAAATATTCTTGATTTTAATAATATGGCCTATGATTATTTTAAACGGTTTTATGTTGATGGTAGAATTGCATTTCATAATTTAATTGATATTAATAATCCAAAACGAGGAATTATTGATATAAGATTATTTGATTCTCGGTGTATTACAAAAATTAAAGAAATTCGTCGTAGATATAATGAAAATCAAGTTCCTATTATTGATTCCGTAGAAGAATATTTCATATATAATGAAAATGGCATTTCTGCTGAATCTGCTGCTATCAGAGAAAATATTACATTATCATTAGATTCTGTATCTTATTCTAATTCTGGATTAATTGATCCATCAAATGGACAAGTCATTTCTCATCTTCATAAAGTATTAAAAATTGCTAATCAATTAGCAATGATTGAAACGGCGTTGATTATTTATCGATTAGCAAGGGCACCAGAAAGAAAAGCATTTTATGTTGATGTGTGAGAATTGACAGGGAAGAAGGCTCAGCAATATCTAGAAGAACAAATGAAATTGTATAAAAATAAATTAGTATATGATATGTCAACGGGTGAACTTGCAGATAAAAAACATATCATGTCAATGATGGAAGATATTTGGCTACCGAGACGTGCTGGCTCAAGCGCGACTGAAATTCAAACATTAGAAGGTGGTGCTAATCTCTCCCAGATGGAAGATGTTGATTTCTTTAAACAGAAATTATATTTGGCATTGAATATTCCAATAACAAGATTACAACCAGATGCTAACTTTACTTATTCGAAAGATTCCGCAATTGTTAGAGAAGAATTAAAATTTTCAAAATTCATTGATAAATTGAGAAAACATTTTGTTATTTTTTTATATGATCTTCTAAAAAAACAACTCATTTTGAAAGGCATTTTCTCACCGGAAGATTGGAATCAATTACGTCAATATATTTTTATTGATTTCCAAAAAGATTCGTTTTATTCAGAAATGAAAGAAGTTGAATTACTATCAGAAAAATTAGATATGGCAACAACCGCAGTTCAATTTAATGGAACACTTCTTTCTAATGATTTTATATGGAAAAAAATATTCAAATTTACTGATGAGGAAATTGAAGAAATTAAAGAAGCCAATAAAGAAAAATCAGATGATGAATCTGGTGATAATGAAAATTCTTCAGAAGATTTTGGTAATGATTATTTAACTCCAGAAGATAATCAAAATGATTTTAATATTGGTAATGAAGAACCACCAACACAAGAACCCACACAACCTCCAAAATGAAAAATTTAATTGATTTATATAAAACCGATAAAAAAACATTCAAAGAAACTGTTATTAATAAATTATATGAAATGGCAAAAAATAATATTGAAGAAAAGAAAAAAGATATTGGAAGTTCTATTTTAAATTACAAAAAGAGGGATTAAAATGAATTTATTAAAGAAGTTAATTGATACTAATGATGATGAACAAAAAAAATCATTAATTGTTGAACATTTAAATTATCACAAAGATAAAGCATTGAATAATATTAAAAAGAAATTAGCATATAAAATGACAGGGAGTTTATTGAACGAATCTGGTCAGATTATTACATCTGTTGATTATCATGGAGGTCGTGTTAAAAATCTACAACGCAAACATGGTTATGCTAGAGAAGGATTTCATTATGTTCCGTTATCAGCATCAGAAAAAATGGCAAAACGATTAGCCGCGAAGAAACGTTTAAGAACTATTGCCGCCAAAGGTTCTGGATTCAAAAGAAGAGTTGCTTTACATATGAAAATTGCTTGGAGAAAAAGAAAGCAATTTGGATTATCTTCAGCAACATAATAGAAAGGAATAAAATATGAAATTACTTATGGAAGAGATTGAAAATGTTGAAATTGTTAAACCAACTAAAACGGCTGGATATAAAGTTGGTGGAAATTTTATTCAATCTGGTATTATTAATGGAAACAAAAGAATGTATCCATATAAAAATATTTACCAGAATGTTGAAAATTATATTACTGAAATGTTTTGTAAAAATAGAGCAGTTGGTGAATTGACACATCCAAAAACACCAGAAATTAATTTAAAGGATGTTTCTCATAAGATTACATCATTAGTTCCAGAAATGATTTCTGAATCGCGTGGTATTTGTAATTGGAAAGGTGTGGCGACTATTCTTAATACTCCGAATGGTAAGATAGTCAGTGCTTTTCTAGATGAAAATATTCAATTAGGATTTTCAACCAGAGCATTAGGTTCTGTTGTATTATATGAAAATAAAGGATATATGGAAGTTCAGAATGATTTTAAATTAAAAACACCAGCGGATATTGTCTATAATCAATCAGCACCGGATGCTTTTTTAACTGCATTGATGGAAAGTAAAGATTGGGTCTATGATGAACAAGGTATTTTAAGAGAAATGATGGCGGAAGAAATCAAGCATGAAATTAAAACAAAATCTGCCAAACATGTTAATGCAAATATGTTAAATTATTTTCAAAAATATTTACAGTCATTATAAAAATGTATATTATTTTAGTTATTGATTTATTATTAGCAACAATAATTGATATTTTATTGTTTCTAATTTTGAAGGAAATATACAAAAATAACTGAGATTTTTAAAATACTAAATAATAAAAAGTTTTACAATTTTAACAAAATATAAAAAAGAGAGTTTCACAAATATGGATCAAATTAAATTATTAAAGAAAAGAAACGATCTTTCAAGATTTATTAGTTTACTTGAAGAGGATTCTTTAGAAAAACTAGAGAATTATCTTATTGAAGGTAATTTTGAAGTTGATATTCCAGAATCTACCGAAGATGAAAATAGTTTAACCGAAAGTCTATTACTTGATTCATTTTCTCTTTCTGAAGAAGACCAAGGATTATTAACTGAAGAAGTTAAAACGAATATCAAAACAATTTTTGATGCTGTTGTCAATGAAAAAGTAAACAATGAAACTGCAAAGATTGAACGAAATGTACAAGAATTTATCACAGAAAGTCAAAATTCTGTTGATGAATATGCTCTTTATGTCAAGACTGAATTAGAAAAAGAAAATGAAAATTATTTAGAGCAGTTGAATGAAAGTTTAAATGAATATTTGTCTCTAATTGTTGAAGAGTGGGTTAAAGAAAATGAAATTGCTATTGAAGATGGTGTTAAACAAGGTATTTCTAATTCATTATTAACTGGTTTGAAACAATTATTCGAATCTAATTATATTGATGTTCCAACTGAAGAAATTTCTTTAATTGGAGAATTAGAAACTAAAGCGAGTGAATTAGATAAACAAAATAAAGTATTAACTGAAGAAGTTGCTAATATTAAAAAGCGGTTTATTAAAGCACAGAAGCAGTTAATTGTTGAAGAATTTTCACACGGTCTTAGTGATTTAGATAAAGATAAATTAAAAACTTTATGTGAATCTATCTCAGCTTCTAATTTTGATGAATATAAAACTAAAGTTGGTATTCTTAAAAAGAAATTCATTACTGAAGAGAAAGAAGTAAAGGGTACTAAAGATACTTCAGATGTATTACTCGAAAGTATTGAAGAAGGTGTAAAACCAGTGTTGGACGAAAATGATGGAATTGATCCAAAAACTAAATCATATGTTGATTTTTTTAATCGTTCAACTAAAAAATAAGAAAATATAAATACTTATAATGTATTTAAAAAGATTTTAAAAATATTTTAATTCAAGGACGGAGAAATTATATGAGCTTTTATTTAACTGAATCTATGGAAAAGAAATGGAGTCCTGTTTTAGATCATCCTAATCTTCCAAAAATCAAAACTGATTACAAACGTGATGTTACTGGTGTTCTATTAGATAATACCCAGAAAATTCTTTTAGAAGACGCCCCAACAACTTCTATTTCTACGGGTACTGTTCAAAATTGGGAACCTATTTTAATTGACTTAGTTCGTCGTGCTGCTCCTAATTTAGTTGGATACGATATTGCATCTGTTCAACCATTAACTGGACCAGTAGGCCAAATCTTTGCTATGCGTGCTCAGTATGCTAATGGTAGCACTGATAAGACTAATTGGACGGAAGCATTATTTACTGATATTAAATCAGGTTATTCTGGAACTACCCCTGCTGGTTCACAAGTAACTGATATGTTTGAAGCATCTGGTAATAATCTAGTTACTGAAACTGATT